TAATTACGCATTTGGGCAATTCGGTGAGCGTCTTAAAGCCATTAAATTCAATAATATTCTTGATGGCATTTCGACTGCGTCATTCGCAATGATTGCTCTAAAGATTAATGGGTTCTTGAATAGCATAACCGGAGGATTTAAGTTTACCAAGAAAGAAGCAGGCAGCTTCATTGGTTCGCTTAAACAAGTTCCACAGGCTCTAACAAATAGTATTAAATCAGTTGGAGATGCTGTAAATCAGTTGAGTTCAAGTTTTAGTCAACAGATGAAAGCTGAGACATTAATGAAAATAGCTAAAGCGATAGCTATCCTCACGGGTTCATTATTTGTCTTATCAATGATTAATAGTACAAGCTTAACGAAGGCGATCGGAGGCTTGACGGTTCTGTTTACAGAGCTTCTTGGATCTATGGCAGTATTCCAGAAAGTTGCTTCTAAAGGCAATAAAGGACTTTTAGGCATGAGTACGGCAATGCTTGCTATGTCATCAGCAGTCCTTATTCTAGCATTGGCATTGGGCGCTATTTCTACTATTGATAGTAAGAAACTACTAGATAGTGTGTTGGTTCTTGAAATACTACTAGCTACTATGGCTGGAGTATCTCTGTTGCTATCAAATGCTAGCGGAAAGATGTCTACAGGAGCCAAAGGTATGATTGCAATGGCTTCTTCTGTTGTCGTATTGGCGATGGCTTTGAAGATGGTTGCCTCAATTCCTCAAGAAGCTTTGAATAGCAGTTTGCAAACATTGCTTGTATTGTTAGGCTCGCTAACCGGTGTGTCTTTATTGCTGAGCAATGCTAGTGGCGATATGAAGAATGGCTCAAAAGGACTCGTTGCTATGTCAACGGCAGTTCTTATATTGGCCGCTTCTATGAAAGTACTGGCATCAATTCCTCAAGAAGATTTGATGAATGGATTGATTTCAGCACTTATATTACTCGGTTCATTGACCGCTATGTCTTTAGTCTTATCTAATGCGAGCGGAAAAGTTAAGACCGGTGCTGCTGGAATGATAGGTATGTCGGTGGCATTACTTGTTCTAACAGGAAGTGTTAAAGCTTTAGCAAATGTACCGACAGACCAGATTGTCAAAGGATTGACTTCGGTTATATTACTCATGGCAGGCTTGACTATGGCTGTAACTGCTATTGGTAAAGGCAATGGCGGAGCAAAGATTATGGCTATAGGAACCGGTATGCTGATAGCGGCAGCTGGTATCAAAGTAATGGCTTCGGCCTTGAATACCTTAAGCAAAATAGAACCTGGCGCAATGGCAGCTGGATTAATGGGTATGGGTGCTATGTTACTTGTGCTTGCTATAGGCCTCGATGCGATGAAGAAGACTTTGGCAGGCAGTGCGGCATTGATGATAGCGTCACTTGCTGTATTAACATTCGTACCAGCATTAGCGGCTCTAGGAGCTTTAAGTTGGGAAAACATTGTCAAAGGTTTGGTTGCTATGGGTGCTGCTATAGCTGTGTTAGGTATATCCGCAGCATTATTAACTCCATTGTTACCAGCAATGTTAGGTTTAGCGGCTGTGCTAGGTATAGTTGGTGTATCTGTACTAGCATTTGGAGCTGGTATTGCAGCGCTTGGCGTTGGTATTTATGCGATTATATCAGCGTTGACATTATTCGCAGGTGTTACATCAATGACCGTATTAGGAATAGTGAATGCTATAACTAATTTGGTTCAAGGATTAGCTCCTTTAGTTTCTATTGTAGGTGGAGCTATCGCATCGGCGATTGTTGTATTTGCTCAAACTATTGCCGAAGGCGCTCCTAAGATTGCTTCAGCTGTGGCTACTTTAGCGTCGACAATAATAGACAAAGCTAAAGAGGTTATCCCTAAGATTTTAGAATTAGGAGCCACATTAATCACATCGTTACTGAACACTATTAGTACGATGATACCTGAAGTTGTCAGAACCGCGATGGATATAGTCACAAGCTTTATCAATGGCGTTTCTGCGAAGATTGGCGACATTATTAATGCTGGTATCGAATTGATGATATCTTTCATCGATGGTCTAGCTACTGGTATCGAACAGAATACTACAAGAATAATGCAGTCCATCGCTAATCTAACTCAAACTATAATTAAAAGTTTCTTAAATGGCGTTAAGTCATTACTTCCCGATTGTATTCAAGCTGGAATTAATATGATTGGCGGATTCATTAAGGGTATTCAACAGAAAGCATCTGATATTTTCAATGCTGCTGTTGGAGTTGTGAAAAACGCTGTTAATGGAATCACAAGCTTCTTAGGTATTCATTCACCATCAAGAATGTTTGCATGGATTGCTGAGATGTGTGGCGTCGGCTACACGGATGAAATGGGTAACCAAGCAGATAAAGCTTACGATGCTGGAGCCGAATTCGGTAATAAAGCTGCGGCTGGAACGGCGGATGCTGTTACCGCTGGAATGGATGAAACCTTATTAGCTGTAACGCAAGGCGATAATAATATTCTTTCTGAGAAGATAGACTACATCAAACAATTGATGACTCTAAAGGCTCAAGAAGAAGCATTATTGTCTCAAACAACTTCTTTAGCTGAATTAGAAGCTAGAGCTAAGAACATCATGACCAACTGGAAGGGTGCCAGAGCTGCGGTTCAAGGCAATGCCACCAGAATGAAACAGATTAATGATAAGTATTCGAAAGAATACCAATCAGCAATCTCTGACATGAATAAGTTTAAGCTTCAGCAAGCTAATGAAGAAAAGAAGGTTAATAACGACCTCGTACAAAATGTTATTGAGAATAATGAGAAAGAGGTTAAGAGTAAGAAATCTTCTGGCTCTGCGAAGAGTAAAGAGGATAAGAAGCAATTAGAGGATTACAAGGGCTATTGGTCCGCGTACCTCAAAATGCAGCAAGAAGGTATCAATGCTTATAAGTACGCAGACAAAGATTTGCAGACTTATATGAAAGATACTTTCGAAGGTACTCAGAAGATCGTAGAAGACTATCTCAAAGAGTATGAAAATGCTGTAAAAGGTTTCATGGGAACCAATATATTCGAAGAAGTATCATATGACGATGGAAAGTCTATGGAGACACTTCAGAAGAATATGGATGACTATGACAAACAGATGCAGAGGTACAATACTGCTCTTTATACTGTTGAGAAGCGTATCGGCAACGAGAAGCTTAGCAAGATTATTGAGCAGATGGGTATTAAGAGTGTTAAGACTCTTGAGAACATGGCTAAAGCATCTGATGAAGAACTTCAGAAGTATGTGGCATCGTTCGACCATGCTTATCAGACAGCTCAAGTTCTCGGTATGACACAGACCAGATCTTCTATGCTGGAGTACAACAAACAGTTGGGAGAAATGCTTGGTGTTACCGATGCTGATTTACGTCAGTTAATTTTATGCTGGGATGGGGCATGGACTGGTATTAATGCATACGTTGAGAAAGCTACTGCAAGCGGTAAGAGTATTGTCAATGGATTCACTAAATCGGCTATTGGAGCTATGCAGGAGAATCAGGGCGGAGTTGTTAAAGCTGCGGAAACTCTTGCGGATGAGACCGGTGTAAGGTCGAGAGACGACTTTGAAGAAAATGGTAAAACTAATGGTAAATACATGGATGAGGGTACTGCCAAAGGGTTAAAAGACCATTCCGACGTGGTAGTAGATGCTGCTAAAGAAGTAGCTAGACGTGCTAACGAAGCTTTCCAAAACGAATCTCGAATCGAATCACCATCTAAGGTTTGGGCTGAATTTGGTATGTATGACGACATGGGACTCGCTAAAGGTCTCAAGAAATTCTCATACCTGGCTGAAAATGCTGCAGGAGATGTCGGCGGTCATACCAATAGAGCACTTAGTGAGGCACTTACTGAGACAGCTGCGATGGTTGATTCCGATATGGAATTAGCGCCAACCATTAGACCTGTTATAGACATGTCTGAGATTCAAAATGGAATTAGTGCTATCAATTCTCAGCAGTTTAGTCTAACTGGTACCGCTAGTATGGCTATGAATACCGCAAATAATATGAATAATGCGGCTTCTAGCATGTCATTTACAGCAACTGCATTAGCTGATTTGAAGAATGCGATAGCTGGTCTTAATACAAAGAGCGGCAACGAATTCAACAACACATTCAACATTACAGGGGATAACCCTAGAGAAATAGCAGACGAAGTCTCAAGGAGAATTCAGATGCAAGTAGAAAGGAGAAATGCGGCATGGGCATAGTTGTTTATAACGGCGTGTCTTCCGAGGAAATGGGTATCGTGGTGGAACATCCGCCCGCTTACAATTTCCCTCAAAGAGATTACGAAGTTACTCATGTTCCTGGCAGAAATGGCGACGTCGTATTCGACACAGGCTCATACCAGAATGTAATTCGGGAGTACGAAATTGCGGTTGGAGACCCAGAAAAGGACTTCACAATTCTAGCAAATCGTATTTCCGAATGGCTCCATTCTGCTAAAGGTTACGCCAGACTTGAAGATACCTATGAGAGAGAATATTACCGCAAGGCAATGTTTATGGATGAAGGACAGATAGAAAACCTGTTATCACATATGGGTCGAATAACTGTCGCATTCAATTGTAAGCCTCAGAGGTTCCTTAAGTCTGGAGATGTAACACTTTACTTCGATAAGGCAGGTATACTTGTTAACCCAACTAGGTTCCCAGCGAAACCATTACTTAAGGTGTATGGGACTGGAGCAGGTGTACTTGGTATCACAACTTCCACTGGTAAATATTATCCGATTCAGTTCTCTGAAATAGATGAGTATACAGTGGTTGATTGTGACCTTATGGATGCTTACAAAGAAACAACAAATAAGAATAATACAATCACTACACCACAGGGATTTCCACTCTTGGATAAAGAGCTGAATGAAATCTCGTGGGAAGGTGATATAACCAAAGTGGAGGTACAAGCAAGATGGTGGACACTGTAATTACCTTGTTTGAATCTACAGCGACAACCTTCACGACTAATGGACTCGGAGGGTTGCCTGATGTAATGAAGTGTAAGGTAACTGAGGAACGCAATGGGGTCTATGAGCTAGAGATGGAGTATCCGATTGACGGACTTCATTACTCTGATATAGCTCTTAGAAGAATCGTGTTCTGCAAGCCTAATCCTTACGCAGACAGACAACCCTTTAGAATCTATTCAATTTCAAAGCCAATCAACGGCATCGTAACTATCAATGCAGAACATATCAGCTATGATCTTAGCGGTATTCCAGTAAAACCTTTTAAAGCAAATTCGGCAGGAGACGCAGTAACTCAGCTTAAGAATAATGCAGTTACACCGTGTCCTTTTATATTTTCTACAGATAAGACAACTTCAGCAGAAATGAACGTCACAACACCTAAGAGTATTAGAAATCTTCTAGGTGGTGAAGAAGGCTCATTATTGGATATTTATGGAGGAGAGTATGAGTTCGATAAATACCACGTGTATCTCCGTAATGACAGAGGATCTGATAGAGGAGTCACAATACGATATGGAAAGAATCTCACAGATATTAAGCAGGAAGAAAACTGTGCGAATGTCTATACGGGAGTCTATCCATATTATTTCTCAGAGAGTGATGGGTTGGTTCAGCTGGGTGAGAAAATCTTAAATGCTGAAGGAACTTTTAACTTTACAAGAATTCTACCGCTTGATCTAAGCGGCGAGTTTCAAGAGAAACCATCGGAGTCTGCTCTTCGTGATAGAGCGAAGAAATACATGACCGACAACAAGATTGGTATTCCTAAGGTTAGCTTAGATGTAAGTTTTATACTTTTATCTCAGTCTGAAGAGTACGCAGAATATGCGCTGCTCGAGAACGTATATTTGTGCGACCAAGTATCGGTATATTTCCCAGAACTTGGTGTTACTAACGACAAGGTGAAATGTATCAAGACTGAATACGACGCTATTACCGATAAGTATATTTCCATAAGTCTTGGTGATGCGGAATCTAAACTTTCAACAACTATCGCTTCACAGAACGATAAGATTGAAGCAGCTCCCACAAAGTCATTCATGGACAAAGCTATAGACCACGCAACTCAGTTAATTACTGGTGGACTTGGCGGGTATGTTGTTATGAGGAATTCTAGTGGTTCCAAAACTGGAAAACCTGACGAAATTCTTATTATGGATACCGATAGCATCGATACCGCAACCGAAGTATGGCGTTGGAATAAAGGCGGTTTAGGCTATTCGGATAATGGCTATAATGGTCCATACAAAACGGCTATTACTCAGGATGGCAAGATTGTTGCAGACTTTATTACGACTGGAACAATGCTTGCAAGTATCATTCGAGGCGGAACGATGAGTCTAGGCGGTAGGTTATCTGATGGAACTTCATTAGGTAACGGAGCAATTCACGTTTACGATCAAAATGGAAATAGAATTGGTCGATTAGACTTGAATGGTTTATACGCTGTTTCAGGGCAGATAGCCGATTGGAATATCAAATCTAATGAATTGTCTTATGATGATGGTAGCTGGAAGGTTAGATTAAGCGCCCACTCAAATAAAGTGCTTGATTTAACTGGTGGGGAACGCGGATGGTTCGGTTTCACAAGCGATAGTCGAAATGAGACAGAAGTTCACGTGCAAAATGTGTATTCTGATGATGTACATTGCGAATGGCTAGAAGTTGATGGAATTGATGTAGCAGATGCTATTAGAGACTTATACAAAAGAGTAGACTAAGCCAAAAGAGGAGGCGTAAATGAATACATATACACCTAGTTCAGATAGGATTATACATTACACCTATGCTGATTTCACAGGCAGATTAATACCAAGGCCAGTACACGTAGTGCAGTATGATTCTTCGCTACCTATTCTGGCTGTAACTTTATACAATGACGGTCAGCCTTACTCCATTTCTGAGACTACTGAAGCCAACATAAGATGGCATAAGGCTGATGGTAACACTGTTTATAACCCTGCACTTGGCTGTAATGCTGAGCGTGGGGTTATTTATTTCGAAATTACAAAGCAGATGACTGGAGCGCCTGGAACAACAGAGCCAGTTGTAGAGCTATTTGGTAGTCCTACAGATGTGGCGTGCTCAGGTTCATTCCCAGTTATCATTGATAAGAACCCTGTAAGCGATAAAGACTTCGAGTCATCATCAGAATTCAGAGCTCTTATTGACTATGTAATTCAGGCTACTGAGGCAGCTGAGAATGCGGAAGAATCAGAGCAGGCAGCACTCGAAGCAGAGGGACGTGCAGCATCTAGTGCATCCGCTGCAGATTACTCAGCCGATAGAGCTAAGACAGAAGCAGACAGAGCTAAAACACAAGCTGATAATGCTACTACGGAATCTGGCAAGGCGGCTCAGTCAGCAAAAGATGCAGCAGATTCGGCAAAGGTAGCAGATGATGCTGAGAAGCTAATCAAGCAATACAATGGCGATGCAGAAGCTTGGGCTGTTGGTACTAAGAACGGTACTCCTGTAGCTACTACAGACCCTCAGTACAACAATTCTGCTAAGTATTGGGCTCAGTTCGCTCAGAGTTCTAGTCAGGGTTATACACCTGACAATACAACTATTGGCTTGGACAAAAACGGTAAGTTATGCGTCCTTAATGAAGATGTAAATATTGATTTTGCTGCATGGGCATAGGAGGAATTGAATGGGAAAGGCTATAGATAAAACATACCTGGAAAAACAATTCCAGAACTATGAAGAAAAAAGAATCAAAACAGGCAAAGGGCTTCCTGACGATGCGTTAGATGATGATACTTTTGCCAAGAAGATATCTGGAGCGGGAGGCTTGATTGATGCTATCAAAGAGTCTCGTGGTCTAGCATGAGAGAATAGATGAAACTATTAACGAGGGCTATCTTGCGTACTGCTTGGTAGCTCTTTTTATATGCAGGAGGTGTCTATGCTACTTTCAGCTATGAGTAGTGATACAACCATTTCCGTGGGACTGATTATCGCAATCATTGGATGCGGTATCGGTATTTGGAACTGGTTTCAAGCATACAAAAAGAATATTAAAGGCGAGGCGACCTCTACAGGGCAGATAGAGGCTCAGGCAAACACTGAATTCATCAAGATCAACATGAAATTGGATGAGATAAACCGTGTCACAGCGGATATTAAATCTGATTTGAAACAGATGGATAACAAGGTTGACAAGATGAATGAGGAATTAGTTGCTCAGAAGCTTCAGATTAATGCGTTGTGGAGCAAATTGGATAGACTTGCCGAAAGGGTAGATGAGGTTAGTAAGTAAAGGATGGATGAGTTAATCGATTTAGCAATATGTCTAATCATATTTGTGTTGGTATTACCACTGATTTTGTTTGGATTGGGGCTTTACGAAGCAGTGAAAGGATACCATGAGCTAAGTGACGAGGATCTAAACGGAAGGAGTGTCTGATGGAATTTTCAAAATGGCTAATAATTCTTGATTACGTCATGATGGTTCTGCTCATCATACTCACCGTAAGAGACTCTGAAATAGCAGTGGTCGCAATCGCATGGGTAGCGCAGGTAGGTGTCTCGACTGGGTTTTACTTTTGGAAAGCCAAGAATGAAAACCGCATAAAGATTCCTGTCCAGATTCTTAAATCATTGCGCAGAGACCCAAGATACGACCTTGATTTGAATCAAATAATTACAGCGATTATAGAGAAAGATTAAGGTGAATATTATGACAGTAGAATTATTCCTTACGTTGTTATCAATTTTTAGTGTTATTTCTTCTTTAATTACAGAGGCAATTAAAGAGTATCTCAAAGGACGTGCTAAACAGTATCCTTTGAATATGATCGTGCTGATTATATCTATGATTGTCGGATTTTGCGGCGTAGCAACATTCTACGCAGTCAAAGGTATACCATTCACGATCATCAATGTAATATTCATGTTCTTTATGGGTATAGCAAACTGGGTAGTGGCTATGGTCGGATATGACAAAGTTAAGCAGGCACTAGACCAGTTAAGTAAGTGAGTAGAAGAATAACTGTCTGTAAAGATTGTGTGGCTCCAGAACGCCATATCGGTTGTCATGGTACTTGTGAGAAATATATCAAGGAAAGACAAGAAGACATTGCTAAGATGTCAAAATGGCGTATGGAGCACATGCAGGTCACAGGCAGTGTAAACAGTCATAGAGTAAAACTCGGAAAAATTAAAAATTACGGAGGTAAACATGGCTGAACATACATTAACTAAAACCGTCTTCAATCAGGAGATGGATAAGCTTATAGACGTCGTTAAGCAAAGTGGCGGCGGTGGAGGAGGCGGTACTGGCGGCGGTGGTGCCTATATCAGAGTTACCACGCAGGAGCCAGATTTCTATGGTTTGACCGTAACCTTTAAGCTCAGAAATAGTAACTACACAGTTGAGAAGAAGTTCAATAACAGCGGATTCTGTGAAGCTAATGTAACAGAAGTAGGAGATTATGATGTTAGTCTTACTCATGATGGAATAACTTACATCGTGCCTGTAAATGTAACATTCTTCGGCGTATACACAGCTTCCTTAAATAAATTTAGTGCAGTTATTAGTGTAAATGTCAGAGGTGGAGTTGATACTACTGGCGAGACTGTAACTGTCACCGCTACACATATCGAGAGTGGAGCTAAATTTACTCAGTCTGGGACCGGTGAAAACATCGATGTGGTAGTTAGCAAGACTGGTGACTATACAATCCAGGCTAATATTGGAAATGGCAAGTCTAGCACTGCTACAGCGAATATCGATGAACTTGGAAATCCTGCCTCAGCAACTGTTAAATTCGCCAAAATCACCGTAAGCATTAATAGTGATCAGGGTGCGAACTTAACTCTTTCTGATGGAGTTTCTTCTTATAATATAGTGAAAGGTCCTGGAGAGTATACAGAGACTAAGTATGTATCTCTTGGAAACTGGACTTTAAGTGGCACTTTAGATGGAGCAGCTCTTAATCCTCCTAAGGTAATCAATGTAACAGAATACAAAGCTTATGAGACAGGCGTATCTGGTGGTAATGCATTTTCAAAATGGGTTCAGATTGAGTTTCCTTCTATCAGCCCTAAAGACTGTGACGAGCTTCAGGAGCATCAGTTAGCTCAGCTAATGTCTAGTAAGACCGCTGTGGATGAGCTTGTTTCAATGCTGCAGGGAGACGCTAGCCTCTTTAGTGAGTACAAATTCGACACAAACGAATATGCTATGCGTTGGATAGGTAAAGTAGATTACACAGCACACACATTACTAGCAGTAGTAGGTCAGAAGATAGCAGAGAGTGAGTATTGGGAACTTGTCTTAACAGACAGTGTGCCTAAGATGACAAGTAATACCGAGCCAGAGGGAACGATTACAAGTAGTAGTATATACCAAACATTCTATCCTTGGCTTGCATTTGATGGCGACGAAAATACAAGATGGGTTGCTAATTCAAACAAAGCGGGTGAGTATATTCAATATCAGTTTTCGAATCCTATTTGTATCAAAAAAATTGCTTTTAAGCCTAATTCAACAACTGGATGTGTTGCTTCTGTAAAGATAAGTAAAGATGGCACAGATGATTCTTGGACAACATTAGGAAATATCGAAGCTAATGGGTCAGATATGCAACTTGCATATTTTGAGAACAACGTAGAATATGTCTCATTCGTGCGAATAGAGTGTGTTTCTAATGCTTCAACTTATTTTGGAGCTTGTATTCTCAACTTCTACGGCAGAGCACTCAAACGTATTAATCCAATTATGACGAGTAATACGACACCGAGTGGAGAATGTTTTGCAGAAAATTCATATAGTGAAACACAACAACTTCCATATAACGCATTTAATAAGGCAAATTTTGGCGATGGTTTAGCTAATACTGATAACTCAAATATTTGGCACTCCAAAATATCTGATAACGAAAATACGATAGCAAGTTTGGGATATGAACCATCGAAACCATTTGCAGCAAAGTATATTAGGCTTGAACCTAGAAATCCTAACACATCAAGTGGAAGTGCCATTCCTAAACATACTATATTTCAGGGATATGATGGCTCGAAGTGGAACGACATTAAGGAGTTTACAACATCGAATAAAAATGAAGTTATAGAAGGTGATATCGACAATGATATAGCTTATGAAAGTTATAGATTTTATTTCAATAAAGCTTATCGGTTTGATGGTTCGGGATATGCTTACAATATTTCGGCGGTATTTATTTATGGTATCCCTGCTATCACCGCACCCATCGAAGAACTGACCATACCTAAGCTGAAAAGCTATTCGGGTATCTCTACAGCTTACACTTCATTAGACGATTTACTTAATCCATCTGATGAAACCAAAGAGCAAGCCGAGAAAGACATACGTCAGATAATGACAGTGCATAAGTCAGCTAAACTGATGGTTCAGCATGTCTACGCATCCGAAACCTTCCGTAGCAAATTCACAGCTAGTCGTATCGGCATGAAGTGGTTAGGTCTTAGAGACTATGCTTGCGACATGGCGTTAGGCGGTCTGTATGACGTCACAAATGCATTATTAGCTAGTGACCATTGGGAGTACATTTTAAAGGACAGTGTACCTAAGATGACGAGTAATACTGCTCCTGAGGGAACTGCTTATGCAAGTAATGAAGATACGGCAAGTAGTTCGTTTGCTTATCACGCATTTGATGGTACAACCGCATATTGGCGTACAAGCAATTTGAGTAATGCCACGAGTGGAAAAGGTGTATATATCCAGTACACATTTACAAAACCGATAAATGTTAAAAGGTTTGTAATGGGAGAACGTCAAAACATAGCCGATACCGAAGTTAATTTCAATTTATATGCGTCAAATGATGGGTTTGTTACGAAAGAAGATTTGGGAACATATGCGTTTAAACCAAGCATTTTAAATTACTACGATATTCAAAATGATAATTTTTATTTGGCATATCGTGTTGAAGCCGAGGGTTGCAACAGAATAAATACAAGATTCCAAGTTTTATTAAGCGACCTTAACTTCTACGGACGTGCCCTTAACGAGAGTGTACCCGTTATGGCAAGCAATACTGAGCCAATTGGGGAAATTGGTGGCGGACAGAATTTCTATCCATCGGAACCAGCATGGAAAGCATTTGATGGAAACGATGAAACTTGGGCATCTATTAGTCCAAGTGCTAAAGAAGCTACTTTGTGGTACAAGTTCGTAAAACCTATAAAAGTAAGAGCAGTACGCACAGTTAGTAATCACCCCTTAGATGTGATTTATTCTGATGATGGAAAAGATTGGAAACTATGCAATTTATCAATAACTAAATCAGGTTTGTATCCTATAAATGATTTTGGCGAACATATCTATTGGGGTGTAAAACGAACAAGCACAACAGACGTTGGCGGTATTGTGCAGACTCTTCAATTCTACGGAGTCTCATATTCAGAAGAAGAATTTGCCGAGGGTTCAAACATTGAGATGCTGTATGATAATGGGGTTGAGATACATCCATTTACAACAAGTGCCAATGGTTCAAATATAGCTGAAAAACTCGATGATGGTATTCATTTTAAAAGACCTTCTTCGGGTGGGGCATTCGCATATTCAGATGCTATTGACTTTAGCAAATACTATGCTGAAATAGCTGAAATATCATTAACGGATGCACTTGTTACAAATGCGAACTACTATGGATATGTAGCAGCATCAAGGACGCCATCTGTTAGTGGGTATATTGGTGGAATTGAAACCAAAGCACTTCCCAAATGGATTTATAACTTTGGAAATAATATTAATGAAAGTGCACATGGAACAGTTGGTGTAAATTCGGGCAATAGTTCTTATTCAATAGAATTTACTTGCAAGAAAATCTACCTCATAAAGAAAGGAGCATAAGCATGATTATCTATGTTAATAATCGTGGTGAGATTAAGGACGTAGGCTCAACTAAACAGTTGGGTCTTACAGCCATAATCATACCTGAAGAGGAAAACCCATTTGAGGGATGGTCTGTTGCTAGAATACTTTGTTACAGAGTATTCAGAGACAGAGACGGAAATATTGGTGGTTATACACCATATATAGACTCACGAATTGTCGAACAGCTTGATAAGATGGGAGTTGTAACAGAAGAGAATACCGAAGGCGTGAGTGCTTGCTTCGACGGTATTGCTGAAACTTATGAGTCAGTTGATGCTACTAATGATTCAGTTAATGCTTGTCTTGACGCATTGGCAGAAATCTATGAAATGATTGCAGAGTAAAGGAGAATTCAAAATGGCTAGAGTATATGCTAAGTTATGTGAGAATGGCTCATATAATTACTATAAAGATATTGTCAACAGCGACAAGAAATCAGTTGCTAAGCTTGCAGATGACGTGAAAATGAATATCGAGAAAGATGGCTACATTATTCTCGAAGACGGAACCTGCGTAAAAGCATAACATATCCAAAATCTAAGAAAGGAGGGTCGTAACGATGAGAAAGTAACTTATTAACGGATTAAGAAAGAGAGGTAAAGATGAATAATCCTTATTTCGGGCAGTATCCATTTCCTATGCAAATGCCGATGCAGCCCCAACCAGTTCAGCAGCTGCAACAAGTGCAGACAATAGGGATTCCTGGGAAATTCGTAAATGATTTTAACGAAATTTCTGCAGCAGATATCCCGATGAACACCCCTGCCATCTTTGCCAAGAACGACAGGTCAGAGATTCAATTACGTGAATGGGATTCCAATGGACAGATTAAACCTACATTGTATCGAGTAGTAGCAGAAGAACCTGCGGCACCACCACGGTTATTTGACCCGCGAGAGTTACTAGATCCAATCTTCGTACGGCTTTCCGAATTAGAAGACAAGATAGACAAATTCTCAAAGCCCACTGCTAGCTCCAAATCCAGAAAGGAGAGTGAGGTAGATGGGCATTAATTACCAGCAGGTATTAGCAAATGTAAGACAAAATCAAAATATGATGCAGAATCAAACTGTTCAAAATGTATTTCAGTGCCTTGATAAGAAGGATCATAACAGTCTTGTAGAGATTTACAAGAATACGTGTACCACACTAGGACAGCAGCCTAACCAGATGTTTTTAAATTAAACGTATGAGGTAGTGCGCACATAAATACCTAGGAGCCTCTTACTAAATAAATTAACCATATTTTATTTAAGAAAGAGAGGTAACATTATGTTTAATTCAAATCAAGGAACACTTCCAGTATCTATCCCTATCGGCGTAGGTAACACAGGAGGATTTGGCAACGGTAATGGTTTTGATGACATCATCGCTTTAGCAATCATCGCCATGATCTTCGGATGGAATGGCAATGGTGGCGGTATTTTCGGAGGAGTAAACGGCGGTTCAGTTAGAGACGCTTATGTTCTCAATAGCGATTTCGCTACGATTCAGAGACAGCTCAGTGATGGCTTCGGCTCAACAGAGTCAAAGCTTGATAATGTAAATAATGGCATCTGCTCACTCGGTTACGACCAGCTTGGACAGATGAACGGTATTAACATGAACATCATGCAGGGTGTTAATACTCTCGCTACTCAGTTAGCGGATTGCTGCTGCAAGACTCAGTCTGGTATCGAGTCAGTTAAGACAGCAGATGCATTCAATACTGCAAACATCACAGGCGCTATCAAGGATTGCTGCTGCGAAAACGAGAAGATTGCAATGCAGAATAGATATGAGTCCGCTCAGAGTCACTGCGAGACACTTCAGGCAATCGATAAGCTCGGCGATAGACTCGAGAATAAATTCGATGCTTACGTCGCACAGCAGCTCAGAGATGAGAACCAGGCTCTTAAATGGCAAGCCAGCCAGGATAAGCAGAACCTCTACATCCAGAATCTTGTTAAACCACCAATTAATCCTTGCTATGTAACTCAGAACCCATATTGCTCATTTGGCAATGCTAACCCATTTGGCTACTATGGTTTCTATGGTACATCAATTGCATAAGGTAAGACATTAGGTCTATTCATGGGAGGCGTCAAAATGGCGCTTCCTCTTTTTGCAAGAAAGCGAGGTTTAATATGTTAAAAGCTAATTTTGTCACTGGTACGCAGATACCAGCTAACACAAATATTCCACTCATCACAGTCAAGAACACAAATGACCGTGTAATGGTGGATACTACAGATAATACTGTAAAATTCTTACGTACAGGAGACTTGTACACTGTTGATGCTATCTTAACAGCTACGGCAGCAACAGCAGCTTCTGTTACAGCACAGTTATATGAAAACGGCAACCCTATCCCTGGAGCAATCGCAACGGTTGTACCAGCAGCTGTAGGCGATGCAATGACTTTCCCTCTGCAAGACATTTTCAGAGTTGTCCCAGCACCATTTGGTGAAATGGCTGATATTTCTGTTAGATGTACCGCAGCAGTAACTCCAACTGGAGGAAATGTCATTGTTAAGTTTGAAAGGTAGGTGAGCGTATGCATAACTGGGCAAAAGAAATAATGGAATGTGTACAGAATAAAATTAAGGCTAAAGGTCTTGATAATGTATCCATTTCAGAACTAGAAGAGTTCAAATGTTGGACTGAGATAGCTAGTAATATTGCTAAGTATGATTACCATTACAATATTATAGAAGCTATGAAGAAGCCTGAAAACGAATATGGTGTAAATTACGATGAGAATGGCAAGTTCTATACACCTCACCGTAACGCTATGGGTCGTTTCACCAGAGGTTATATTCATGACCCTGATATTGAAAGGTATCGCGACATGGACAGGCCTATGGGACACATGTATTACTCCGACATGGATCACATGAATAGCGAGTATGTAGCAGCGAAGAAGGGATACGAGGAACAGAAGATTCTGAATCCTGCTATCGATAATACTGCAGCTATGGAAAAGTTAATTGCAGCTTTCGAGAAAGATATGGCAGCTCTTAAACCAAAGATGACTGCTAGTGAGAAAGCTACTGCAAAGACTAAACTTGCAAATGTTGTGAGCACCGTACTTGCATAATGAGCTTCATTATTAATAAGATACAATGGAATGTTGTATTTGTAGATAGCGATGATTCAAGACTCTACAGATCTGATGGTAGTAAAACAGTGGGTATGACAGATTGGAATACTCGAGCTGTTTATATCGCTGATAACCTAAGTAATGGCTTCCTGGATAGAGTTTTATGTCATGAGCTTTGTCATTGCGTGTGTTTCTCGTATGATATTCATATGGATATCGAGCAGGAAGAATTTCTTGCAGATTGGGTTAGTCTATACGGGAGACAAGTGATAGAGCTCTTAGATGACTTGCTATCGAAGATGAAAAGATGATATTTTAGAAGAGCTCCTGCGTGTAATATACAAGGGCTCTTCTTTTTTTTTTTGCCCTCGAACGAAGTGAGATGACTCGTGAATGTAATGAACGGAGACTTTAAAATAAGCATAACCTCGCATCTCCTTTCTAAAAAATTAATGGGTTACTGATGGGTTATTTGATGAATCAGAGCCGTTAAAAACCGCATAAATACGTCTACGGATGGTTTCAAGTCCCATCTCCTGCATGGTGTATAAGTTAGCGGAGCCTTGTAAGTACTGGGTTCCGCTTTCTTTTTATATTTTATTGATTTGGGTTACTATGGGTTACAGCCTAAATCACATCTAATTTCGACATAAATTCCTGATCCGTATCCACATCAAAATTGTAATTATAGATGAAAACTTCTTCTGTATTACCCAAGTAATCAGCACATTGTTTTGGAGTAAACCCTGCTTTGGCATATAAGTTCGAGCCAAAAGTCTTTCTCAATTTGTGAGAGGATTTACATACTACACCATTTTCTTTAGCAAATCGCTCAAGTACATATGCTAATTGACGCGCTCTGAGCCTCATCCCGCCTCTATGGAACATCCACCTAAGACTTGGGTCAGAAGCCTCTTTAAGCCTACGTAAGACGCCCTCAGCGGTCTTTGTGAGGATGACAGTACGGTTCTTATAGTTCTTTGTGTGCTCTACGATGCTGGTTTTGTTGGTATATTGGTCACGAACTTCTTCTTTATAAATTCTAAGACGTCTATTTCCGTCCCAATCATCCCAAGTTAATCCAGCAACTTCACCAATACGCATACCAATATTTATATTTAGAATAGGGAAGAGGTAAGCTACGTCATGTTCCTCAGAGTATATTCGTTCACACCAATCGACTAATATTTTAGACTCATCAGAGTTAAATATTTGGTCTTCCTTATGCATTGGTTTAGGTTGAACATATAAAGCTCTTGGGAAAGTCATACCATCAAGAGGATTAAACGCCATCCAATCGTTTTCAACAGCGTAATTGAACATTCCTCTCAAAATGGTTTTAACATTACCCCATTCTTTATTGGTCATTTTGTTTTTGGTTATGACATCGACACAATACTCTTTAATCATTGGTTTCTTAAGACTTTCAATCTTATTGTTCCAAAATTCATCACCATTAAAATACCGATTATAATGAGCTTCGTTACGAGCTACAGTATTCTTATTTGGAACTGTCTTAAGTCTATAAGCAATCCAACGCTTATACAGCTCTGTCATTGTCAGGGCATCACTTACATCAAGACCATACCATTCAATTAGCTTTATGTATATTTCCTCAATGGTTTTAGCATAAAGCTGTTTACGTTTGTCTTTCGAGTGCGGATCAAATACCCTTGTGCGATATCTGTCTTTATATTTTGTGATAGGATAAAAGTGAACCGACTCTATTTCTTTAATTATTTCTTTCTGCATAACAATTTGCGAGGCTATGCTTAGGGCAAGTTTATCACCATGCTGAGCCTTGAGCAACTGTATTGTCTTTGCTAAATCTTTCAATTTATTTTCTTTCATATCGTCACCATAAATTAAACCTAGTTAAGATATGGCTATCCTAGATTAGAATTCTGTCGTCTGAGTACTGAATATTATGCGGTGTAAAAATTTACCTCTTTAAAGTTTTGAACGGTGCTTTTTTGTATATTGTTGACACAATGCAAAGTAACATATAATTCACCACAAAAATTTCGTAAGTTAAAAGGAGGTAAAACGAAATGGAGAATGGTAAGAGTAGGTATTGGATTGGCAAGGACAGATATTTCGAGCTGAAGTATTTCTGTCTGCAATACAAGAATTGGGAACGCAGCGATAAACGAACCAGAATGATTGAAGATTGTATCGCTGGGCTAAGAGATGATATCGGACCGTTTATATTAATAGCGGTAACTGAAGGACTTTCTTACAGCCAACTTCTCAAAGAATACTCTATAAGGGACGATAAGGACGAATACTACGATGCTTTTAGGAAGTTCTTTTGGCTTTTAGATAAGAAACGGAAATAGCCGTATTCGGACGACTGAAACTTTGTTTATAAATATTTAATAAAAATCCACACATCACCACATGGAAAATGTGGAATGACTCGAGTTATTGTTATTTCAAACAAAGAATTAGTCAGGAGGAAGCCAAATGAGTAGTGCAAAATTTAGACGGGATATAAAGAAAAGGAATCCATATTATATATCTAAACACAGACGCTATGAGCTTGAACATTTCTGTCTGCAGTATGCAGAATGGAAAGAAGAATATGAAAGAATCGATGGAATGAAGAGTCCTATCATTCTTCCAAGTTATATTAAAAAAGGAAGTCCTAGTGACCCAACAGCTAAAATCGCAATTCGTAAAGAAGAGCTATCCTATAAGATTAAACTTGTAGAGGATACAGTTGTCGAAGCAGAACCTACAATATCGCAATACTTAATGCTTGGGGTTACTCAAGGATGTACTTTTCCTTATCTATCAGCAAAGCTAGGAATGCCTTGTGGCAAAGATATGTATTATGATAGATTACGAAAATTCTATTGGCTATTGGACGAAAAAAGAAAATAGTCGCGTGATATTCATTCTCTTATATGCAAAGGAGGATGAATGCATGAAAGTAGAATACACATTTAATGGACCAATTAGTTTATTTGATAGACCAATGGGTTATCACAAGCTTAAAACTCAAGCGGAGAGTGACGCAGAAGCTAAACGTAACCTATTGCATCAGGCTATGATTCTATTAAATCGAACAAATCATGGTGGAATTAAACTTCACGGCGACATCAAGAAAGGGTAGCAATGCTCTTTCTTTTTGTTTTGTCTTTTGCTATACTGACCGCTATGAGAAGAAAAGATAGAACATACTTAGCATTTTGCGACAAGCAAACTTATATTTTGTGTTTCCTAATCGAGCATAAATTGGTTAGATTTGTTAACCAAGGAGAATTCAGGAATCCTTTCACGAATAAAGTTGAATATTATATTTTCATATTCAATACATTTAATCTATTCCATTGGTTGATTGGTAAGATTTGTGGATTTGTGCTAACGAAAGAAGGTTTAACACGAATGAATAAATGTCTTGCACACGACTGGATTAAACCCGTATAACTTCGCGTAAATTACAACTCCTTATGTGGAAACGAGTAGACCACGCAAATGGAGGGTAGGAATAATGGACGCATATGGGCTATTAGCAGCTTTCGTGCTAGGGATAGTATTGATGGCTTTAGCTATGGCGACGGATGAAGTTATATTCGGAGCTTTTAGAGGTGACTATGACGACTAATTAAGTAAGAGGGCTTTACACAGGCTCTCTTATTTTTGTGTCTAAATTTGCAGGGATACGTACTCGGACGACATGTCAATAAGATATTTTGGTAATCACAGAAAGGAGTACATACCAATGGCAACTGTACAAGAAAAAAGAGACGCAAAAGCTATAGCAGAGTTGTATGAGGAAGGACTTACTACAGCTGAAATCGCAACGAGACTTAAGAGGCAGAAAAGTTCTGTTCTTAGATTATTAAGTTATTATTTAGTGTTCAAATACAAGGAGGGTTGATTATGTACGATTTATCGATATTTCTTTGTGGGTTATTAATAGGATGGGCGATAACCTTCACTTTCTACAAAGTAATTCATTTCGCAGGTACTATTTTCATTAATTGGTCAGATCCAAATAAAGATGTTTACACCATACAGATAGATGACCTAGATGCCATCGAAAAAAAGAAGGTCGTATGGTTTCGTGTCTCGCTGAAAAAACAAGCCCTATAATGGCAATAATAATTATATTTAATTAGGAGGTTTATATGGAAAACAATATTAACGAAATGTTGGCAGAAGAGATTGGCAGATCTATTGAAGGACTGAAATCTTTAGATGTAGGAAGTAAAGAGCATAGCGAAGGTATAGACGACGTATGTAAGCTTTACAAGGTGTATATTGAGGATAATAAATCTAATAATGATTATTGGGATAAGCAGGAACGAAGAGAACTGGATAAGGATTCTCACGACGATGAGATGATTCTTAGAGACCGCGAAATGTCTGTTAGGGAAAAAGATTTGGAACTAAGAGAAAAAGATGCTGAATTTAAGAAGATTCAACTCGAAGAAGAGATGGTGGCTAGAACTCGTGAAGCTCGCTTAACTGACGATCAGGTTAGAGATACGAACAAAGTACAGACTTGGAAGATTTACAGCGACGTTGGTATATTTGTGCTAGGTACGCTCGCAACAGCTTACTTATATCACAAAGGTTTGAAATTCGAACAGACTGGAACTCTGACATCAACACATGTTAGACAGGTATTACCAATGATCTTTAAGAAAAAGAATTAAAGTAGCCAAATCATTAGGATGTGTGAATAACATGTCCTTTTGATTTTTGTCTTCGTATGTAGTAGTATATAAAAACTAGGTGTTGCTGAGTTGGGACCACTTACGGAGGTGCTCATATGAAATACGAAGATATTTATACAGATTATCCAGAAATTGATGAATTTCAGATGATGAAAGATATAGACGAGTTAAGAGGTACTATAGCCGAAGGAAGCTGTCTGTTTTGTGATGGTAAAATGGTATACACGGCTAAGTGCTGTTTTATTTGTGAGAAATGTGGCAAGTCTGTGCATGAAGATATTTACTATCAGTGGGCAGCTGGATACCCATTAGACTTTGAGGATGAAACAGGAGATTGAGATATTTCTATGAACCTCCTGCTGTTTACAAGATTAGATATGGTCAGAGATACGAATGCGACCATCCAATTTACAGTAGGTGTACGTTATATTTACAAGAGAATAGAGGTCTTTGCGTGATACAGCAAAGATACCAGCATAGAACAAAGAAAACCTGGTGGACAGATATAGACCCGTGGCTAATTGACGAGTTATATTTGCAGCCAGGTTTTTCTAGTTATTTCGAAAAGTATGCGGCAGAGGGGAAAGATGGCTTGTATCCAACCGTAACGATACGACAAATTATGTGGGCGCTTAAGATGAAGCCTTTGCGAAAAAATTGCTGGGAGACGACCTTCGACCATTGCCCTATTTAGACGCGTATATTTCAAGCTATATTATGCCAAATAGAAACATTTACAGGAGGATATTGTAATGGAAGAAAAAGAAAACAAAATTAAAAAATTTCTAAAGGAGCATGGATTAGGTATTTATTATGGAACATGTGTATGTATTACACTAGCATGTGTGGCAGTAAGATGCAACAAAGCTTATAAAAATGGCTATGCGAAAGGAGCCGGAGTAGTTCAAGCGATGTTATACGCAGACCATGACAAGGCAATTGGACATATATATGAGAATATAGAAGGCCATCTTAATCCAGAAGAAATAAAAGAGTTTGTTAAAATAGGACATGATTATCTTAAAGAATGGGACAAGATAAAAGGCAACTAAAAGGAGTCGAGACTTAGTGAAATTTACTAGGTCTCTTTTCTTTTGCTCGCGTATATTTCAAGCCTTATTATGCAAATAATTACAATGCATAAACAGAAAGGAGATTATTATGGCGGAATATTCAATGGCTTATTTGCTAGAAACTGGAGAGAAGATATTTAAAGAGGAGAACAAATGTGAAAAAACATTTGAAGAAATTTGCAAAGATTTTAACATGCCAGAGAAAATAGCAAGAGCAGCAGTCAGAGCATATATTCAAAAGAATAATGTTAAATCTGGAAGATACAAAATGTAATTGTATAAGTATTTTGTAAGGATTTGGGTCTTGGAGAAATCTAAGACTCTTTTCTTTTATTCGCGTATATTTCAAGCCTTATTATGAAACAAATAACTATTTATGGAGGTAATGAAAATGATAAAACATTATATTGGTTTATTTATAGCAATAATTGGAGCAAAATTATGGCAATTGGCTTATGGAAAAGAACGATTTGAGCAATACGAAACGCTCAGATGGTATGAGAAAGCAGGTTGCCGTATGTTGTGCAAGGGACTTGTTATATCTGGATTATCAATGAATGAACAATTTGAAATATTACAAAAATTAAATAAGAAAGTTTGGGAAGAGGAGGAGTCCTAGCAAGGGCTCTTTTCTTTTTCTTCGCGTAAATTACAAGGGGTATTATGCACGGGTAGTGTGCGTATGTTTTTATTTTTAGGAGGATTAGATATGGAAACAAAGAAAATTACACTGCAGATTAGTATGATAAGTCCAGTTATGGTAGTTATGGCGGGTTATGCTGGCTATAAGATTGGAAAGATGATTGAGAAGCAGGAAACAGCAGAAAGCATGAAAGATCTGGTTAAAGAAGTAAAAAGAACATTACACAACTTGCAGAATGAGTCAGTTTAAACACTGGCTCTTTTCTTTTTAGGAGGATTAGATATGGAACATCACATTGAAGAGATTTACAAGATTTTAGAGCAGCAGAACGAAAAACTCGAACTACTGCAGAACATTATCATATCTCATGATAAATTGCTGAATAATTTTAATGAGCGACTTTATATTTTGGAGCAAGAAAGGACCCGAAGATGACTTATATTCAGAGATTGGTAGAAGGCAATAAGAAAACGATGGAAGGCGCTGCTAAGATTCAAGCGGCTGCCACAGAGATCAATAACGCTTGTGAGAAGATTAATAAGGAGATAAAGAGATGACAAATTATGAAAAGTATAAGGAAGAAATAGAAGAGTTAGTAATAAATGGTAATGTATTAGCAATAAAAAATGGGAAACCCGTCGCTTGCCATGTAACGTCCTGTAATACTTGTGATTGTCGCACCGAAGGTAGTTGCATGGCCGGCAGAAAGAAATGGCTCCATTCGGAATACAAAGAACCCGAAATTGACTGGTCCAAGGTGCCGATGGGCACACACGTATGGGTTCGTGATGACGAAGAAAGCGAATGGTGGCCAACATTATTTGTCGGTTATTGCCTAGGTGAGAAACCTACATATCTCTGCTCCGCAACTGATTTATGGGTTCTAAGCAAACGTAACGGAAACTTGCTCAAATCAAATAGTAAGTGGAAGTTTTGCAAATTGGACAGAGGAATAGACCCAAGACCGTTTTATAAGGAGGACTAGCGATGAAAATTTACATATCAGGCCCTATGACGGGTGTAGAGAATTACAAACAGATATTTGAAGAATACGAGAAGAAACTTACTGAATTAGGTTTCACGGTATTTAATCCAGCTTGGTTTGATTACAAGCAAGGTTGGGATTACGATGAAATACTTGAGTTAGACTTAGCCGCCTTACAGAAATGTGAGGCTATTTTTATGCTTCCAGGTTGGGAGAAGAGCAAAGGAGCTTGTATCGAATATGGCTATGCCATGGCGAAGGGTCTAAATATTATGCATATGAGTTATCTCGAAGAAGCCAGGAAATGGGAAGAGATGCATAAAGAAGAGGAAGAAGATCCTGAAAAGACATTTGGTAAATCATGCGAGAAATGTATTGACAGAAACAAATCAATATTTATAGGAGAATGTTACCGCTGCGCTAGGGTGAATAAAGGCGCTAGAAACGATATGTACAGGGAGGAATAATGAATTACTGGGATAATATTACTGATATTTACAATAAACAAAGAGAAAAGGGTTTGGCTGAATACGGTCAGACCCTTGAAGACAATACTGCTTTATCGCCTGTTGAGCGTATAACAATGGCTCAGGAAGAACTGGTGGATGCGCTTGTGTATTTAGAGCATATCAAAGCTGGAATAAAGGAGTAACGCATATATCAGAGGTTTACTTAGCGAGCGCAGGATTAATTACATTAATTGTGATTATAATATTTTTATTGAGACATAAGGAGGAAAAATGATTAGTATATTATATTTGACGTCGGATGTATATGAGGTGTGCGCGATAAAGAAACGCATTATAGATGAGATATTTGCTTGTGAAGAGCTACCGCATGGGCATAAATGGGTTAGTCGAGATAAATCATTTTATTCTATGTTTACCGATAATTGTATGATTAAATTCAGACCAGCTGATCCAGAAAAAACTTGCGGTCTCTCGGACGATATTGTTATCGGTTCTTTTAATAATCCATATAGCGCTGATTATATTAACCAAATAACTGGTAAAAGTGGTTTAGGTCTTCAGAAAAAATACGGCGAATCAGGTATGCCAATATGGGAGATTGTTTTAGATATCGAAAAACGTTTTGCAAAAGCTATGGAGGAAATGTTTGTATGATTAAATTAGAACCAAAAATTAACTGGATTCCTTTCGACAAAAATAATCCTCCGGAAAATATAGTTATGGATGCACAATATCTTATATTTCTAAGAGAGGATAATTACGACAAAGGAGCTACTTGGACATATTCGGTTGATGTGGCAACGCCATATGGAAGCTATTTGGATGATTTCTGGGATACTGAAAATGACTGGAGAGAAGGACAGATAGTCGAAGTTTTAGCGTATGCAGATTTTCCATATATGCAGAAGGAAGAAGAACTAGTACGGCCTGACGAATATAGTATAGATCCTACACGTAAAGCGATTAATTATCTTAGAAAAAATTTTGGATTGAAGGAGGATTAGAGAATGGAAAGAATTATTGTAACTTTTGATAAATCTCAAGAAGATATTCCGGTTTTATTAGTAGGACATGAAAATTTATTTAATTTTGGTACAGGTCCTAATTTTACAATTGACAATATGATAACAGGAACAAAAGCAGTAGAGATATGGAATGATTTAAAGGAGAGGAAGAATGATTAAACTAGAGCACGTGGTTCTTCCATCACCCGAACAGATGGAATTTGCAATAGAAGGTATGCGTAACCCTATGAATAGTTGGGAGAAGAGTGATAGTGATATCCTGACGGGGCGATTAATTTTGAGAGATGAATCAGTAGCGTACGGATATTTAGTAGGACACGACGACCGCGAACTCATGAATAAACTCTCAAACGGCGGTCCTGTTCATAGCAAATATATGCGTATGATGCCTGTTATGGTTAGAATTACCGCTCCATTATATTGGTGGAAGGAGTTTGATACATACAAGGTCGGTACAGTGTCTAATAGCTGCTCTACAATGCATAAGATTACGGCTAAAGAATTTACTTTGGATGATTTCAGTTGTGAGCATTTATTAGACTGCCGTAGTGAAGAGCTTAGGTACGTCCCAGAACTGAAACAATATCAGGTTCCGATGAATATTCTAAGAGAAACCATAAGATGTCTAAACTATTACAGAGAATTATATTTGGAACTAGATAAAGAACTTAAAAGTCCTGGAATATCTCTTGAAAAGAGAAAGGAATTGGTAGAATTACGAAAGCAATATTGGTGGCAGATGATTCAGCTCTTACCAAGCCCATACAATCAGACTCGTAACATTATGCTGAATTATGAAATTCTTAAGAACGTCTACACTTGGCGTGAAGACCACAAACTTGATGAATGGGTTAAGTTCTGTAACTGGATTGAGACTCTGCCTTATGCAGAAATAATAACAGGAAACGAAAAGGCTCGGTAAACACTGGGTCTTTTTCTTTTGAAAGGAGAATTAGGATAAAAGATGTTAAAAAAATTTTTTAAAGAACATAATCATCTTAAATTTACAATACAACAATTAGGTATTGCGGGTGGAGGATGGTTAGTTAAGATTTATAACACTACTTCTGGATATGTAGAGCCTTGTTACGAACATTTTCACACCAACATGGAGATTGATAATTTAGTTGTTGATTTTGAAACAGCTATTATGACACCAATTATATTATGGTGGGAAAAGTATGAAAAAGAATATAGGGAATAGTACAGTAAAATAAGGATTTGGAGGATAAAAGATGAATATACTAAAAATAACTTTATTATTGATTTTACTATTATTAAGTTTTCCACTTGTAATGTTATTGCTTAGGAGTATTTTTCCTACGGATAAGGTCAAAAAATTTTCTTGTAAAATGGGTTGGCATAATACTGGTGGGTATGAGTTAGTTGAGGCACCAAACGACCCACTTCATACAGGAATATGTAACAAATATAGGTGCAAATGGTGTGGGTATGTTGGAATGATTGACTCGCAAGGAAACTTATTTTGATTATATTAAAAGCAAAACAATAATTTAAAGGAGATATAAATATGACAATAACAGAAATATTAAATGCTATAAAAGAACAGAGAGTTGAGCTAGAAATCTATCAGGTACTACAGCAATGGATTATAGAAGACAGAGCTACTTGGATAGACAGATGTATGGAAGCTGAATCTACTGTAAGATGTATCGGTAAGATTGCATATGGAAATAAGAATAAAACAGAAGCAATTGATGGAATAATGGCATTATGTGATTACGAAGCAGATTAAACTTAAAATTTGGAGGAACGTAACTAATGGAATGGAATTTTTGGCAGATAATACTGCTAGTAATAGGCTTAGGTGTAGCATATACGATATCCACAGCGATAGGAATAGTTATAGCTCGTATATACATCAGGATTATGTACTGGTTTAAAGGGCTTGAGGCTGACGGAATAACAAGGAGGGCTGAATATGGCGACACCAACTAAATACCAAATGGATATTCTGAAGCAACTTACCAGAATAGCTAATTCTTTAGAGAAGATTGAGAAAAAGACACAAGGACCTGTTAAGGATGTGACCTTTGGCGCAGATGGAACTCTGACAGTTAATTATGGTAATAAAGATTTGAAAAGAGAAATGCAGAAATACAACTGTACTACTTGTGCGAAATCGGAAATGTGTACCAAACGTCCTGATAAAATATGTGAAGCAGAACCTACTTGTTGTACAGAGCATGTGTTATGTGCGGAGGATGACCGGAGATGACTTTTGGAGAAATAAATGAAATAATGGCTAAACTGATTACATTAAATCCATCTGAGTTGCCTGTCGAGGATCAGATTGTTCTAATGAATGCTCAATTGGAATATGCGGAGACTATAAAACCTATAGTAATTAAACACACAGCCATTAATAATACTAGCTCGAATTTCCTATTTAAACTATGATGACTAAGTGATATACTAATCACATAATTCTTATGGAGGACAAAAGATGAGAAAGAAACTATTTATATTTTTAGTAGCAGTTATGTCTATGATACCTATGACAGCAATGGCAGCACCTAAGACTATGTCAGACGGTGGAAGATTTGATGCTAAGTATTATGCAGCAACTTATCCAGAGATAGCTCAGGCAATTGGTACCGATGAAAACCAGTTATATTTGCATTATCAGGTATTTGGTAAGCCAGCTGGATTGATGCCATTTGATATTATGGCTGCAGTAAACACTCCTGGTTCTGTGGAGGCGAAGAAATTAGCCAATGTTACAGAAGCTCAAATGGTCGCAGCACTTAAGGCTACCCCGGGAATTGGTGCCGTTGAAGCTTGTACCGAGGAAACCGATAAGAACGGCAATATGAATAAGCAAGGCGGATATATCGCATCAATATATTTTGAAATCAACGAAATAGATCAGTCTGATTTTAGCGGTAAGATCGGACCTATTGCTAAGGCGACTGAATGTGGAGGTAATATTGAAATATACAACAATGCTACTTGGATGAAGCAGAGAAATACATACTTAAGTAGATTTGATGGTATGGCAATTAGTCCAGGATGCCATAATGTATTTGGAAACTCTATATATCGTATTTCAAATAGATTATCAGCAACGAAGCAAAATGCTTACTTATTGCAAATTATTAAAAGTGTTGTAACTCAGTAAGATATTTCGCGAAAATTACAAGCATTATAATGAGAAGACAGTTAGCTCAGCGGTAGAGCGCCAGATTACTCTGGAGGACACAGGTTCGAATCCTGTACTGCTTCTTTTTTTTGTTTGCAAAAAATAGGAGGACCAGCAATATGTTAGTACGAAAGGAGACTAGAATGAGAAGAAAAAACGCCCGAGACAATCCTGAAGACGGTAAAAAGTTTATGTATATAGATGAGGTGTCAAAGCTATCATTCTTTGCAACAAAATTGGATATGGCTAGGGCAGAACTTGCTATAAACAAATTGTTAGCACAGAGAGGTGATGCATCACTCAACGACTATTACAACTTTCTAGGTATACCAGAAGTACCAATAGGTGATTTACTAGGTTGGTCTTGGGAGTCTGGGGCTGATTGTGATTATTACTGGATAGACATAGAGTATGTTCCGCACATGATAGATAACCAGACATATTTCGTAATCAAATATAGAAGCACTCCGAGGTACGATTATTTCGGATTAGATGATTGGCCGGGATACGACTATAACGGACAGACTTACGACACGCGAAAAATTCAAAGCATATAATGAAGGAGGACTTTAACTATGGAATTTAATAAGAAACTTGTTGTTGGATCACTCGGAGCAGTGTTTACAGCAGTAGGAGCAATATTAGCAATCGTGAGTGAAATCACTCCAGCAGAAACAAAAGACAGTAAAGAGGCTGAGTAGAAATACTTGGCCTTTTGCTTTTTAGAAAGGAGATTAAGACGTTGAATATTAAAGATATTTCAAAACCTCTTAAGAATTTAGGAAAAAGCGTTGACAAGCATAGTCCTGAATTACTTATAGCCGCAGGTGTAGTTGGCTTTGTAACCACAGTAGTTCTTACAGCAAAGGTTACGCCCAAGGTAATCAAGAATGTCGAAGATAAAAAGAAAGAGCTTGGTGTTGAAAAGCTAAAGCCTGTCGACACTGTGAAAGCTACTTGGAAAGAAGTCACACCTGTGGCGATTTGTGGAGCAGCATCCATAGCTTGTGTTATCGGCTCTAATAGAGTTAGCAGTGGTAGAACAGCCGCTTTAGCAACAGCGTATAAGTTATCCGAGACTGCGATGACTCACTATAAAGATGCTGTAATCGAGACTGTGGGAGAAAAGAAAGAGGCAATTATTCGTAACAAAGCTGCTAAGAAGGAAGCTGCAGAAAAGCCTATATCCGAGCCTGATATTTACAATACGGGTAAAGGTATGACGAGATTTTATGACCCATATGGTGGGAGACGATTCTACGCCAGTACAGAGTTCATGAGAAGAGCAGAGCTGGAATTCAATAAGAAGTTGTTTAGAGATGATTTCCAATCTTTGAATGACTTCTATTTCGATATAGGATTACCGGCGACTATTCTGGGTAATGAAGTTGGGTGGAACAATTTCCATTCAAAAGAAAGTACTCAGAATACAGACGTAGACATGATATTTGAGGCTATCATCGACGAGGATGACAACCCGACAACTGTATTCAAGTTCAGGAATGAACCTAGGTACAGATTCGAAGATATTTGGGCTAAGTAATACGCGAAAATTACAAGGCCTATAATGGAAAACCAACCAACAAATTTAATATAAAAGGAGATTAAAAATCATGGAAAACATTGAAGTAAAAGACATGGCAGAAGTTGTTGAGGGAATCGAGAATGCAGTAGAGGCAGGAAAGAATAATAATGTAGTAGCAATAATTGCAGCTGGCACAATCGCAGTAGCAGGTTTGGCATTTGCAGGCAGAGCTATCTATAAGAAATTCAAGAAGCCTGTAGTTGTAGTCGAAGAGACAGTAACCGATGTCGAAGTTGTAGATGAATTCGAGGATGAAGATTTATAAAAATTGAATATTGAGAGGGGTTTCTATAAAGGAATGGTATCGTAACTGATACTGTTCCTTTTTGTTTTTAAGAGACCAAGAAAGGAGAAAACGCATGCAAGAGTACAAAGGAAATTCTCACCGAGCGCGAGAGCAGGCTGCGACC